GGCGTGGAATTTGAATCAATATAGTAAATTGATATTATTCGTTTCATTGTTATTGTTTCCCTTATTTGAATTGTTGTTTTATTCATCTTACCCTTACACAGAATATAGGTATAAAAGTTCCCCAGTATTTCATTTATTTACACTTATTTGTTTGTGAGATGTTAGGGTGAAATGAGCATTATAATAGGCTGAACGGGTGAGATGACTGCAGTGCTGCCAGGAGCTCCTATATGGGGTCAAATCCCTGGTTTCCTGGAATAGGTAGACATAACCCCGCCTGGCTGCCGATGTGCCTGATATGGGCGTATTTGCGTACCCATTACATTGATGTTACTATTGAGATTGGATCTCATTAGTGCTGATGCAGTGAGCCAGTGAGCGGAGCAAGTTTTGAGCGGAGCAAGTGAGCGGGGAACGGATCGGAGGAATAGAATTGGATTGGATATTGAACGCCAACCAAAACGAGAACGACTTTTTTAACACCAAAAGCATTTCACAAAACCCAATTGAACCCGCCCCCCTAATAAATGAAAGAGACTGGGACATAATCACTTAGATTTTTTGTAAAATTTTTGGGAGTGGTTTAAAAGGGCAATATGAAAGCTAACCTTCGCCTTTAGATTTTAGGCTATTTTGTGGAATCTCTTAAAAAGCCTGTTAAATATATTTTTTTCTAAAAATATGATTCAGTTCGTGTTGTAAAAAAAAAAGAAAGAGAAAAAGTAACAAAAAGAGAAAGAAATATAGTTATCTTGGGATTGTATTAAATCTTCTTTTATAGTATTTACTCTTATTATAGTATTAACTATCTTGTATTTACAATAGTATACTATAGTTATTACTATATAGTATATACTATAGTAGGGAAAAGATAGCTTTAAAACCTGCAAAACAAAAAAAAATTTTAAAAAAAGAAATTCTTTGTTGTTCCGCCCACTATTTAAGAACTAACTTCAAAAACCAATAAATGGAGACAAATTGATGCCAAGCCAGGATATACGAACAATAGAAGTAGATGGTAAAAAATACGATGTAGACAGCCTAAGTGCCGATGCACGGACTGCTCTTGCCGTCGTACAGGAGTTAAATGCAAAGATCAATGACCGCCGTAATGAAGCACACTTTTTGGAGATAACAAAAGGTGCTTATGAGGGTCAGCTTTCCAGGCAACTACCATCTAAATCCCTTGAAGATCAGGATTCTAAAGAGAAAAATGCCAAACAGAATAAAACTAGTGGAAAATCCACTACTAACGGAACTAAGTCTGGGTGAAAGCCTGATTGAACTAAAAAGAGTGGCCTTTATATTTGAAAAAAGCGGTGACCCAGAAGTCTTAGAAGAGCTTCTGGACACCATTAGAGACATAGAGATACCTCTTTTAGTCGCAGGATACCACATACCACATGAGGCCGAAGCCTAAACTTGCAATTATTGTTCCAGACCAGCATTTTCCAATCCATGACGCCCCTGCCGTAAACTGCGTTTTAGCCGCAATCGAGATCGTAAGACCCGATTCTTTCGTAAATCTCGGTGATGTAGGCGAATGGGAGTCAGTTTCAGCATGGAAGTGGAAGGGAAAGAAACAGCCGCCTCTGGAATACCAGATACCCATAATCGAAAAAGACATCGATGATGTCAATATGGGCCTAGATCTGTTCGATAAGGCCCTGGATAAGGTAAAATGTACGAATAAGTATATGCTTGAGGGTAATCACGACGATTGGACCAACCGATTCGTAGAAAGATACCCTTATATGAGCCATTTTGCCTTTGAAGAGTGCTGTAACTTAAAAAAACGGGGATATCACTTTTACGGTTATAACAAACCCCTAAAGTTAGGTAAATTAAATTTTATACATGGCGCCTATGCAACAGCGTACCACGCTAAGAAACACCTTGAGGCTTATGGCAGCAATATTGTTTATGGTCATACTCATGATATTCAGCGTCATTCACTTACTAAGCTCGATAGTGGTACTATTGGTGCTTGGAGCATGGGCTGTCTTAAGGATATGTCTGCTGAAAAGAACAGATGGCTGAAAGGCAGACTACATAATTGGAATCATGCATTTGGAATTATCACATGGCACGGCAATGGGAACTTCCAAGTCGAAACAATCGAAATACAGAAAGGTAAATGTTTTGTATGGGGAGACGAGGTAGATGGAAACAGGGGTTAGTCGGGGGGATATAGAGTTGGATCATTACAATGATCGTGAGGTCGGGTGCGCTGACCCCGTGTTCCATAGGAAAATTAAGGGGAAAACCCATTATGCCTACAAAAATAAGGCAGATTTGCTAAAAGTCCATAAAAATGCAAGTATTTCAGATGCGGGGACCGCAAAAGAGGGAGATTGGGTAGAAGCTCGCAATGGTGTAATGAGCCAAGTGGTCAAAAAAGGAAGGATTGGGAAGAGTTCTCCCTATATACGCACTCCCCTTGGTCAATTTAGACCGTATAAGGGAAATAACCCTATTTCAGGTGAACCACACAAGACAGTGTACAGCTTTTCCAAGAAATATCCATGGGACGATAGTGACAGAGAAGTCCCCAATGAGATGGAAATTATGTTCGTAAACCTGATTTTTGGCTATGTACCTAAAGAAGTGGCCTATATGCACCTTTTTAAAACAAACAATGTTGGATATGCCAGGGAAAGGTCTACCTGGCTACTTAAACAGAAAAGGATAAAAAAGATCGTGGATGAAAAATTAGCAGATAAAATGGATAAACTTAACCTAACAGAGGACTTTATACTTGAAGAGATGTTTGAAAGCATCGGTGCGGAGAGAGGTTCGGTGAAATTTAACTATCTTAAGCTTGCTGCCGAGCTGAGAGGCATGATGCCAAAGGAAAAAACCCAGACACTTTCTGTGCTCGGACAGACATTCACTGGATTTACCAAGGAAAGGTTGAAGGAATTTGAAGAAAGGACAGCTATTAAAGACGAAAACGACATTGGAACAGGCGACAAGCAGTGATTCTAAGGTAGAAAGTGGGGGAGACTCAACTTGGGATGGAAAAATCACCGATAGAACGATTAAGTTTTGTCCTTCGTGCCATCGTTGTTATGACACTAAATATTATAAAGATGTCGCTGATTCTGGTTCGATTACTTATTATGACGATTTTCCCAGATATGGAAAGGAAAAACTGCTTTGCGGAAGCTGCTCGTAAGTGTAAACAGGCTATCCTATCCGAGTTATCCAAAGAAACAAAAATGGGGAGAAATTAATTATGTCATACAAACAAGTTGGAAAAAAGGTGCACGCAAAAAAGGCTGACTTCAATATAACTATGCCGCCATCTGTAATGGCTGAAAAGGACGAGGTTCTACAAAGGGCGTATAAAGACCTTATTTTCTTTGGGAAGGCGTTTTTACCGAAAGATTTCTTGCAAAAGAGCAAATCCCCACAATTTCACTATACTGTTGCCGAAAAGTTGATATCCACCGTTCCTGGGCAAAGAATCTGTAATATACTTCCCCGTGGGTTTGGTAAGTCAATTCTGGCAAAAGCAGCAATTATGCACAAATTTTGCTTTTCTGGAGCAGATGAGCAACACTTCTTCGCCTGGGTGTCCGAAGAACAGGGCCAGTCCATTGATCACATCAAATATATTCGCCAGCACTTTGAAGAAAACAAGATGATCAAATATTATTTCGGGAATCTTGATGGCGGTAGCATTGGGAAGAGGTGGACAGAAAAAGATTTAGTTACTGCAAAAGGGGACAGAATCATAGCAAAAGGCACCAATCAGAGGCTGAGGGGCCGTGCAGAGGTGGATGTAAGGTATACTGGCATCATTTTAGACGACTTTGAGTCTGAATTGAACACAAAAACACCAGAAAGAAGATCGGAGATTAAAAAGTGGGTGGTTTCGACGGTTTATCCTGCTTTAGAGGAAACACCAGGCAATGAAGGCTGGATATGGCTTTCTGGGACCATTGTACACTTTGACAGTTTTTTACAGATGATATGCGACGGATATAACAAAGCAAAGAAAAACGAGACAAGCTATACTTGGGATCTGACCTTTATGCGAGCCATCGAGGACGGAA